ATAGGACACAGGGAATACCGTGAATATATCCGTGTCAATACCCAATATGGTAGTAGTGACCGTTGTAACTTTTGCTATCTGCTGTGTCGCATCGTTCACTACAATGTCCCCAACCTGTACGCCACTAAGAACAAAATCAGCCGTGGTGTCAATCAGCGTAAATGCAGCCACGTTTGTGTTCAAGGCATTCGCTAATGTAACAGGATAGCAGATTATCTTGTTAATCATAAAGTAGTCGTTGTTGTTGTATATCAACGACGGAAGATAAAACTTGTTACCCGGAGCAGAGACAAGGTAGTCGGTGACGGCAAACACTTCCATCGCCTCCTCCATAGCCTTCCGCTTATCAGCGTAGTCCGTGCCCGACATGCGGGCATTCTCCTTATTGAGTATCTTATTATAGTCTGAAAAGTATCCCTCGAATATCTCTAACTGAGCCTGTTTGGCATACAAATTAAAATCAGATGGCGATATATATCCGTAGTTATTCTTGTTCAGAACAGACAGTACTGTGTTCCTTACAGAGTTTATCATCTCTTGATGCGTATTTGTACAAAGATATTAAAAAGACAGGGGCACATTACGTGCCCCCGCTTCTCCCAACAAAGGATAAACCCTACTATGAAACCCAATCAAAGGTAGCAAAATTGCTGCCTTATTCCAATTGGCTTTCCAAGAACTTGAGTGCGTCAAGTCCGTCGTCCGACTTTAAGTAAACGGCAACCGTTTCTACGGGGTCATCACCAAACGGTACGGCAAGGAGTTTCCTCTTATTCGAGGGGGTGTTAAACCATACCTCTTTATCATTATTCCTGAGTGTCAATAACTTAGCGTCAAAGAACATCCTAACCCGTGCGTTATATTTCAACATCGGGTCGTTGATAACATTCATAAACCCTTTCGGGTCACGCTTTGCCATCACCAAGATGTCCCTCCTAATCTCTGACGTAGCAAACTGCATTGGGTCCTTCCCAAAAACCACACGATAAACTGTTTCGAGTTGCTCGATTGTGAGTTTACGTGCCTCTATAAGAGCATCAACTTCGGTAGTTAATTCTTCTAACTCCTTTGAAGCGTCCGCCTCTTTATTTATTTCAACAAAAATTTTCCCATTAAATGGATGATAAAAAAGAAATTCCTGCAATACAGGATTTGTCTTTGGCACAGTAAGGAATCCGTCTGTAAAAATCACAGGCTCAAGGAGTGGGTTCCCATCTTGCTCGTCCTCAAAAGGGGACTTCTGATTCGTAGCATACCTTAGTGCCCTATTGATGTTTTGTTCCTCATCATACCACATCAGGGGCCACCTGCGTGTGTTTCTTGATGGTATCAAAAAGGATAGTGGAACAGCATTGTTAAGCAACTTGTAACTTCTGTCTTTTGGTTCTAATTTTTTTCTCATTTGATTTGATTTTATGGATGATAGGGGAAGTGTCTTTGAAGACACTCCCCTTTACCATCCGATTTGTTACTGAATTGGTGAACTATTACGCTCCGTAGCGGAAGATAACGAAGTTGTTCGCTCCGAGTACACAAACAGCCCGCTCAGAAAGGAAGTTGACTTCCATTGCATCGAGGTCGCTCGTGGCGGCACCACCTGCTGACCCGGTAATCCAAGTCTTGTAGCGGCGATTTTCGGCCTCTGTCGCACGATAACGAACGTGGAGGAACGGACGCTTGGCGTTCTTACCCATCACTTGGTCGTATACCGTGGTAGACCCCGCAGGTACAAGGAGACCGCTGATAGAGTTGACGTTTGCAGCAGCATTACCTGTCGGCATATTTCCACGCATTGTGGGGTCGTTCAGATACTTCCAATCTGACTTATAGAAGTCATAGCCACGGCGGAATCCGCTGAAGCCAAGATTCAAAGCCATGTTGACATCATTGTCAAACAGACCGAATGATGCGGACTGAGCAACACCTGTGCCGTTGAAACCATTCAAGGTGGCAAGCATGTCGTCGATGTCGAAAGAGAAGTCACGGTTTACGAAAACCACGTTCTCTTCGATAGCACCCTGCTTGTCAAGACGAGAAACGATGGTATCCCAATCGGCAAGAGTTGTAGGTGTTCCGCCACCCCAAATGTTACCACGGTTAGAGACAACGTAGAAGACTCCTTGGGAACCAACGAGGTTCTGAGCGATAGCACCTGAGTTTGCTTCGGCAGGAACTGCCTCAATCATAGAGGTCTCGAGGTAGTCCTCGAAACGCAGACGAGTCTCGTGCTCAGACTTCAAGTACCATAGGTATCCTGTTGCTCCGTTCTCGGTGCTCACCTCGACCCAACCAATCTGAGCCATATTGGAGCCGCTTATCGCATACTTGTCCTTGAGGATAATAGGATTGTTGCGGAAGATTACGGGTTCAGCCTCAAGAGAGCCTACCATTCCCGCCGTTCCTTTACGGAACTCGGAACCGTACACCCATACGGTAAATGTATTACCTGCACCTGCGACTGACTGACCGCCCGCCTCGTAGTACGCTACCCCGAATTGGTTAGGAAGGGTTACGCTTGTTACAACCCCACGGTTTGAAGCACCTGTGGCGTTATCGAACAGCATAATCGTTTGACCTACACGGATGGCGATACCTGTCACGTTAGCGTCGTTGACTGTGATGGTTGCGTTGTCAGCATTGAGTACACCGTTTGAAGCGCAGTTAACGTACTTCGTGTGAAGGCGGGCTGATTCGTTCCAAGTGATGATGTCGGACGCCGAAGGCATCTCGGCACCCACCATGCGAAGGAAGGAAGCGACTGAACGGTTGCCGTAACGCTCGAACTCCTTCTCATAAGTATCGGGAAGATACTGATTCAAGAAGTCGAAGTTAGTGATGTAGTTTGTAGACAACGCCACCTGCTCTGCTGCGGGTTGTAAGGCGAATGTCGGGTTTGTTAATATTTGACCGGGCATTGTTTTTTAGTTTTAGATGTTTTTTGTACTGCGGATTTTGAGATTTCGCCCGGAGTCAGGGTTTACCGCCCTTACCTGCATACCGCCCTTTTTGGTTACCTCGGGAGACCGACGCTCATCCATGTTGATGTTCTTCGTCTTACGCATAACATCATCGGTAGCGTCAGCCAAACCCTGTTCATAGAAGAACTTGGCGAACCTGTCGGGGTTCATGGCTATCGCCAAAGACTTGTGATACCCTGCCGCATCTTTCATTAAACCATTCTCATCCAAGAACTTATTGATAAAGTTCGATGGGGTTGATTGATTCTTTTTAAGTTCGACGGCATCTCCCGGAGCGAATGTGAACTTCTTGTCGTTTACGCTGAACTCAAAACCTTTGAACTCATTGCTAAACACCTCGTTCGTTTTCTGTGCAAACCAATTCCGTTTGCGCTCATCCTGCTCTTGGATGGTCTTGGCTTGTTGTAGGTACTGCTTGTAAGCCTCAATCTCTTCCCTCTCTTCCTTGGAGACATTAGCCGCACTTGACTCAAGTGGCTTCTTGTACATCTCCTTCTGAGTGTCGAAGAACTTCTTGGCTTCTGCAATAGCCTTCTTCTTTGCAATCTTCGTCTTCTTGATTTTGGATTCCTCGTCGATGTCCTCATCGTACCTGTAATCATCCATCATCATTTCGACATCCTCTTGGTCGAGTCCATCTTGGGTCGCCAACAGGTACTCTTTCAGGAGTTGGTCTTGGTCCATCGAGTTGTAATCCCTACCCAACTTTAGGTAGTCATCATACCCACGCCCCGTTTCCTTCCTGTATTTTAGATAAGCAGCGATATCCTCGGGAATCTCTTCCTGATTAGACCGCTCCTGAACCAACTCGTCAAACGAATTGATTTGCTTATTGTATCTCTTTGAGATAAACGACAGAACCTCTGACTCGTCTAACTCCTTGCTTTCACTTGAAGGTGATATGTTTTCCGCATTATCGGATTGTACATTATCATGTGTACCCTGTTGTAGTTCTTGCTCGTGCTTTTCTGCTAATTCACGTTCAAGTTCCTGAACACCCTTGGGTTCACCCTCCTCAATAAGTCTAACTTTCAATTCCATTTAGTTTGATTTTTAGCAAAGTTATATATACTTTTTTTATCTCGGCTCAAACTCAGCAAGGTCGAACCCATCCAAGGTGTCCTCATTAGACTCGAAGTTTAGGGGAGGCAGATTGTTCTTACGCTGATTTATCAACTTGGATTGTTGACTATTCTGTATGCTGATGCGCTTCTCCTTGGCCTTCTCCTTCTCTGTTTCTCTTTGATTTACAATCTGTTCACGCATTCCATGCAGTTGCAGATTGTATTTGAACTCCTCCGCCATAAGCATACGCTTGAGTTCGGCCTCCTGCTGAACCTTCTGAATCTCGAAGGCCACCTCGGCTTGCTTAATTTGCATCTTTGATTGTGTCTCGGCCTCAATCTTTTGAAGCGCAACCTGACCCGCCAACTCCTGACTCTTGAGTTGCTGCTGTGAAATCATGGCCTGTTGCTGCATCTGCATCTTCTCCTCACGCTCCTGCTTCTTGACACGCTTGACCTTGAGTAGTTGGTTGGCAAGTTTAATGTTCTTAATCTCACGGATGTCGATTGCATCCTCGAGGTTGATGTCTCCCTTACTCAACGCCATCTGTATGTTGGCCTCGAGTTGTGCCTTCTGCTCTTCGTCAGGGGCAACCTCAATGAAGATACCAAAGTCGTAGATGTACAGGTCCTTGATGTCGTTAAGGATTGACACGTTGTACTTGCCAATCTTATTTGCAAAGTCGTCCTTGAAGTCAGCATACTGCAAGACATCAGCGATGCGATAAGTAAGTGCTTCGGAGATTGACTTGTATATGTGCAAGCCGCTTTCAAGGATGTGACGTGTAGCCGTATTTGAATTGAGTGCAGCAAGTTTCTGAACACCAACCAATGAGTGAGGACTTGGCGTAGAGCCGTCCCTCGCCTCGTTCAACCCGGTCACGGCACGTAACATGTCCATGTAGTGGTTGTAGTTAGCAAGTAGCATCTGTGTCTTGCTTGCCCCTGAGTTGGATGTCAACTGAGTGATTGGCACACGTGCGTTGTTGAAGTCACCCTCTTGGGTGTAACTCCTTCCGATAACGGAACCCGTTTGGAAATACAACCTCAATGCGTCCTCGGGGTTGTACGCCGCCCCTGTCCCTAAGTCAACCTCGTTGAGTCCGTCTGCGTCAATGAATACGCCGTCGGGTACAACACGGGATATAACCTGCTGTAACTTCAGGTGCGTAAGTTGAATCAGGTCAGCGAATGGAATCATCCTGCGAACCAACGACTCAATTGCACCCTTGTACATACGAGGCGCACAGGCCACATAGTTGGGGATTGCATGTTGGCTTGCTGACTTAGGACGAACCATGTTCTCAGCCATCTTCCACTTCAATAGGATATTGGTTCCCATCACCATAATGCCCTCGTACCAAACGTCAATGGTCTTCTCCAACTTCTCGAAGCGTCCCTCCTCCATCATCTCAACAGGTGGATTGAAAGTGTCGTCCTTCTCTATCATCCGTGAGCCGCCGCCCTCGAGTATCTTCTTCTTATAGACCATCTTCTTGGTGGTCTTGTAGTTAAAGTACAAAAGGGTGCACGTGTCACGACTAAAAATACTGTCGTCATAAAACTGAGCGACATTAAAGTAATCATACCAACTCTGACTGTATTGGCTAATCTTATCCAAGTCTTGGTTGGTAAGCGTTGGGTCAATCTTTAGAAGTTCTGTAATTGGAAGTGTTTTAATCTCACCCCAATAAAAGCAATCCCTGAAGTATGGGTCCTCGGTATAACTGTACACCACATTCGCAGGGTCAACGTATGAAATCTGAACACCTGAACCCGGAAGGAACTCATGCTTGGCTATCGCAATACCTAACACAGTAAGGTCATAATCAAGACGCTTGCGTGTATCATGGTAGTGGTTCTCCTCAAGCAATGTATTGATAGCCTCCTCCTCTGCAATCTCGATGGCGGGCTTGTAGTTTAACTGCATAAACAAGGACATCTCCTCGTCATTCTCGGGCAACTCATTCGGGTCCATCACAAAAGGATTAGCCCCTGTCTTCTCTTGGATTGTAAGCAGGATGTCCTTTGCAGCCATCTGCCCCTCAATCATGTCCTGATACTTGTTACGCTTGGCCTGAGACATCGCATCCTGTGCGTATGCTTTAACCTTAAACAATCGGTCAGACATACCGTTGACAACGATGTCAACAAACTTCGGAAGTATGGGTACAGGAGTCCAATCCAAGTTTAAGTACGACAGGTCTCCGTCGATAGCCAACTCGTTCTTGTACTTTTGAACGGGCTGTTCGCCACGAGCATAAAGCCGTAATTTATGGAAGTCTCTCCATTGACCGTAGAACCTACATGAACTCCCGTCTCGCCTAAACCACTCGTATTGTATGGCCTGACCAATTTGCAGACCATACTCCTCGGTCTCCTTCACGCTGTCAGGTACAAACTGACTCGGGAATATCGTAGATGATATGTTGATTTCTATCTCTTTCATCTAATTAGTTTACTTGATATTCCATCATTACTGTATTTTGCAAAGTTAATGCTAATTTTTGTCTGTTTTTTCTCGGGTTGGTACAGGTGTTTTTGGTTTGCCATGATAGCCAACCCCGAACTAATACAGGCATCGAACCTTGTCCTGTCGTTTATATCAAACTTAGCCCAATCCTCTAAAGTCCGAGTGAACGGCATCGTCCCTATCACGTCCGGTTCACGGTATGCGCCCGACGTGTCGTACCCAATGTACTTTTCAATGTAGGATTCGATTGCCGATGCGTGTGCTTGCTTCACATCCTCGGACGAGTTGGGTATCCCGCCAAGTTCACGCTCGGTTTTGGACAATTTAGTGAACTCTCGGTCAGGTCTGTTCATGCAGAACCCCCTGTACCCCCTGTTCTTGAAGTGATATAACAGCCTCGGCTTGTTATTCTCGACTAAGATAGGCATACCGAAGAAAACACAGGCCATCAGCACCTCCTCAAAGAAGATTTCAGCCGTTTGTGGGCGGGCGATGTACTCCAAAAAGAACTCATTGACCGGGGCATCCTCCATGTGGTACTTTGTCATGCCATGTAGTGACCCGTTCGACCCCCTTCCACCCACAACAGCGGATATATCGTAGGAGTCACAGCCGAAAGACCCGAGATGCTCGTTGCCCGGGTGCTTTATGCCGTTCTTTTCGTACACCCTGTTCTGAAGTTCACGCTTTGGGAACCAACTTACAAGGAACCTGCCCCTCTTATCAGGCATCCAAATGACTTCGCTGTCTTTTACGCCATCCCTCCAATGGAATGACCCCCTCGTCATGTAATGTTCCTTGATTACGGAGTCATTGTAGTCTATCTGTTGGTAGATTTTGGTCAGGTTGAACAGGGATTGCTTGCTTTCGTCCCTAAAAGCATGGGATGCCGTCCTCGGAAACTGACGGTAGTACTCATTCAGGGCGTCCGAGTCGTTCTTTAGTGAGTCAACCTCGGCCTCCCAATAGTCAACGGCACCGTTTTGTATCCATCCTCCGTCAACTCCACGCACTTTTGTGGTAGGTTTATGGAAAACAGGCTTGCCATACAGGTCAATGAAGCCCTCCATGTTCCATTCCATAGGTATGAACAGGGCATACAGACCGCTTTTGGTCTGCCCGTTGGCATTCCGATAGGCTACATTGGAGTCCTCATACAGGGATTTGAAGTTATCACCACCCTTACTGAGGGCATTTGACGTGGAACCCATCATGCACTTGCCGATAATCTTACTTCCCAATCGCAAACAGGTCTTTGTTACCCGCCAATTGTTCAATATGTTGTTGGGCTTGACCCACTTTCCGCTTTCGTCATGCGCCAAGAACAGCAACTTCTCGCCGTCATAGGAGTTTTCCTCTGTGTTCTTCCAATCTATCGTAGTGTCCAACCCCACAATCTCCTCTCCTCCCACCTCGTACATATTCTTCTTGGTGATTTTTGAGGCCGGAACCCTGAATGCCAACTCAGACTTGGGCTTATCCATTCCGTCCATGATTGGACGGAAGAAGAACGGCAACTTGCTGTTGATTGGAACTATCTTGTCGGTGAACATCTTCTTGGCGTCGGCTCCCGTCTTGGATAAGACGCCAACCCTTGCGTCTTTTGCAAGTGTTCCTATGTTGACACACTCCGACGAGGCCATGAACGAGAAACCCGAACGGCGAATCTTCAGGTATATCATACCGAATGACCTCGTGTCCGCCTTGCAAGCCTCCCAAAAAAGAAAGAATATCCTGTTCGCTTCCCGGTAGTCGGGGTATCCTACGTCAATGCTCGACCATTGTAGGTACATGTAATGGGAGCCTGTGATATATGTAGGCTCCCCGTTGTTCATAAACCAAAATCCCTGCTCACGGTAGTCGAACTGCTGCTCTATGTAGTCAACCCAAGCGTTCTTAAAGTCGCTTGACATCTCATTCCAATGGAAGATTGACTGAATCCTTGCGAGTTCCCGTGGCAACTCAATCCTTTCCCAATACTGCTCCTCGTGCTTGGAGTGTCTTTGAAGACACTTTTCGGGTCTTAGTGGTAGTGCTATGTTCAGGCCGGATATGCTGACGACCTCTCCGACTTGGCCTGTCTTTGAAATGACGACCATGTCATGTTCCGCATTGTACCCGTACTCCCAAGACTTACTCTTGTTCTTTCTGTTTAGTACGGCGGTTGGGATATACCCCTTGAGCGAAACATATAGTTCATTATCTTGACCTTCTTTCCGCAAATCCTTGTCGTGTGTCTACTCTTTTCGTGTCTGTATTAGATGAGTCAAGATTCTCTCGCTCCATCTCAATCTTGGTTAGAATCTCGAATGCGTCGAAGATTGCTAACTTTTTTGTGGCCGCTGCGTTCTTTAGTCTGTCTGCCGATAGTTCGTCCTCTACATCAGGCTTAATAATATCTTCCTTGGCGACCTTTATCAACTGCTCTACGGCCTGATGTCCCGCCTCTATAATCTTCAACTTCACTTCCCTTATGTCCCTCATAACTTCATCGTTATTTGGTGGTCGTACACTCGGTATAGTTTCTCTCCGTCCACATCAAACTCATACTCACTTTCAGGTGTAAAGCAAACCTTGTCACCTGCATTCACCCCACGTGACTTGAGATACTCATTCGGGTATATCATCTCAGCCATAAGTGGCTCATGTGTGAACGGCTTCTTGATGTAGGAATCAATGGCGGCAACGGGCTTTACAAAACAGTACTTATCATAACTATGCCAACAGTCTCCACTTTTATACATAAAGAACTGCTCCGAGTCTATAAAGAACTTGTTATCCTTAAAGAAACTCTTTCCGCTTCGCCTCTCTCCCTTAATGTCATTATAGAACTTAAAGACATTGTGATGCACAAGAAGAACATCACCGGGTTTTATTGGCCCGGTGTATCCTAATGGTATCTCTACAACAACAGCGTATCTATTCGAGAACCTGTGGTCCTCCTCGGATGTGTTGACTATGAACTCTACTCCGCCTATATCCTTGGTGTTGTTGTATCTCGTATTATTTATTGGCTCTGCTATGAAATAGATTGGAGACTTCATCAGTAGTTTATATTATATTCAATTGACATGGGAATCGTGGAGTTGAACTCCTTCCATAGTGTCACCTCGCCTTTTTCGTTTATCACATATATTCTAACAGAATGCCTCTCATCGTCGTACTTTATTAGGTGTATCTCGTTGGTATCGCTAATAACCTTCTGCCCCACAACGTAGTGCATAGCACCACCCTTGTAGTCAGGACCAATAGATATTTTCCTAATGTCATTCATCATGTAGACAGCACCCTATATACGTCAAGCATAGTGGAAGATGTTCCGGGAATAGGAGGCGGACCTGCAACAGGTCCTTCATAATTTAATAGTATATCTACTCCTACCCATGCCACCTCTATAAAATCATTTTGTTGGACATCAACAAGGTAAGTTTCAACGTGCAAGAAGTAATCATTACTTGCCAATAAACCCGAGTGCCTATTACTGTTTGGTATGTCGGTTCCGTTTTTCCTCAGCCAAAAACTTGCCTTTTGCTGACCACCACCCGGAGCCCTAAGTAGTTGAGCAGAAACCTGAAGACTATAAACTCCATTAGCAAAGAATGTAATCTTGGTCTTCTTACCGAGTGCGTTTGTTAGTACCTGAATATCAGAATTAAAGACATCTACATTTTCAAACTCCATCAAGGATGGTATGGCCGCTACGGCATTGTATGATTGGGTAACCGTGCTGTAATAAGAAGTGGCGGCAGGGATAAGGAATGCAGTTGCGGGAACCCAAGTAGGTTCTACTCCCGGCCCTTGACTAATCAACACGTCTCCCGTGTTTCCCGGATTCAGCGCATTGCCAAGTTCAAAAGGGCCACTCTGTAATTGCAAACCGAACTGTGCCTTTATTGCACTTGCCGTAAGGAATCCATTTACAGTAGTTGTCCCTGTAAGTGCCGTTGGGCCGTTTACATCTAATTGACCAAAGGACCCCTTCCCGTTTGTAATGAGCCAAAAGTTACCGAGGTCAACATTTTGGGTAGCCCCCGTGTACGGGACGAACGTCAATCCAAAGAAGGACTGAAGTGAACCTACGGTAAAGTTCTTGGTAGCGTCGAGATTATCAACGTCGGTGCCAATCAACTTGTCACCTGCCGTGACATTTGAATCATTAGGGTATGTGGTAATCCTTGCCATTCGTAATTGTTTAAGTATTGTTATTAGCCTTGTTATCAGTAACCTCACCCGTCTTGATATTGATGACAGCGTTTTCGCCATACTTCTCAACAAGCATCTTTTCGGTTTGTGCGAAGACGGACTTGAGTTCATCAATGTGTTTTAGTAGGTTATGCTTTTGTAGGTCGAGTTCTCCAAGTGCCGTCTTGGCCCTTGTCAAATCTGCGTTCATGTCCTGAATGGACTTGAGTTCCTCTGCGGTAAGGTACTTACCTGATGTCTGATTGTTTGTTACGACTTCCATTTTTATGTATTGCGTTTGATTGAACTTCCGAAATAATACCCAAAGATAGAAAGAACTACGCCTTCTGAGATTCCAATAAGGTGAATCCATATCTCCTTGTTGTCCTCGGGGACCTGAAGGTAGACAATGGCGTAGACAATAAAGCAGAACACGGCGAGGCCGATGCCCCCTGTAAGCATGAACATGAGGTCCAACTTGCCCGTCTTTGCTATCTCAACCTCCCTATTCCTTGCTGACTCACGGTCCCTAACCTCTACCTCGTACATCTCACGCAGGACGTTCTGAAGCATGTCCTTGTCCTCCTGCCTTAGTTCATCGGACTTGTCTATCAGATTCTTGACAATCCCCAACACCCCCGTCTCGGGCAATGCGTCGCCAACGACCTCCAATACCTTTGGGGCCTTGACGCTAAGGAACTGACCTACCTTCGTGTCCTTGAACTTCTTCTTATCCGACATACGGCTCGTAAACTGTTTTACCATTAACCTTCTTCGCAAGCAGAACCTGATTGCGATTCTTTTCTTTCTTATATGATACGTGAACCCAATCAGGCTCATCGGCATCTCCAAACTCCCAAATCAGTTGGTCGAACTCAAGATTGTTCTTAATGAAGTAGAACATCTTGCGGTTCTTTCCGTTCGAGTCCAAGTCAGCCGCCTCACCCAAGCAATGCTGAGAGGTCTTACTCCCCCCAATCTTACGGTTCAGGGCAGGGCTTCTGTACCCGCTGCTGACCTTTACAGGCTCCCCCATGTGCTCACGCAGCGGCTCGAGAACCTTCTCGGCCAAAAGCATTAGCCTTGTAACTACCTCAAACGATGGACTGTTGTCTATCCCGAACCGGGTAGCCGTCGGACTCATCGTCATCTCCTTTAGACTGAAGTGCTTTGAGATATTCATTTGCCTTGTCCTGCGTATGCTTTCTTGTAGTTCTTACTCGACTTCAACTTACTCGACTTTTTCTTCGAGTGTACCCCCTTGTTGTTCTTCTTGGACTTTGCCTTGAAGACCTTGTCGCTACTCTGCTTTGTCTTTGCCATCGGTCTTGTGGTACTTCTCAATGAACTTCTCTACTCCCTTCAATCCAAAGTATCCCAACAGGAACGCTACACCGTATTGGCTGCGACCCTCAAGGTCGAACACCTCTATGGCTACCTGAGTCAGGTAGTTGGCCGACAGGGTTCCCGATACTACGCCTATCAAGGACCGCTTCAGGTCCCATGCGTTTCTCTTTGTAGCCATTAGGATGCTTCCTATCATTCCCGCAATCATTAAGGTCAGGTCTATCCCTATCGACTCTAACCAACTACTGAACTTCATATTAACTTATTTTAATGTAGTTTTTTATTAGAATGGTGTTATCTCTGCATAAAATGTTTTAAGAAGAGCACTACCATCTGAAAGGTTAATCACATTTATTTGTACCGTAACCTCATTAAAAACATCAATGTCACATCCAAACATAAGGTATTCATTATTGGAGACATTGACTGTTATCGGAGAAGAAGTAATTTGCGTCCATCCTGTGGGGTCACCATCCCATACGCCACCATTTGTAAATGAAGGTGCAACAGAACTTCTTTTGTAGTAAATAATACAATCTAAAGATAAAGGTTCTTTTTC